GCTGTACCATTTATCAATGTCTTTTGGTGTTTTGCAACGTTTAGGTTCACCTTTAGCAAATACTGATTTAGTACCAATGAAAAACTTACTATCACTTGGGTCAATGCCGCAGATAATTGCTGGTGCACCATCCCATTTAACTGTAAGTTGTGTGGTTGTGCCTGTACCTTCGGCTAACATAGCACGTAAACTTTCTACGTAATCTAGTGCCGCAAGTGCACCTGCATAACCACTGTTAAAGATTAAGTCTTCTAAGTGTTCGAGATGCGGGTTTACTGCTTTTGCTCCTGCGGCTTCAGCGAGTAACCATTGCGGTGTTTGTTTTTTAATTTCAAATAATTTCATGGCGCTGTCGATTGTTTAACTGTAGATTGCTGTGCATCTAATGCGTCTAACTGTGCTAGTAACTCTTGTTTTTGTTGTAGAGTCAATTTACTAACATCTGGTACTCTGCTGTAATCTGGTTGTGTAGCAGTTGCTGGTTCTACCCCTATAGACTGCATGGCTGTTTTTACTGTTTCTGGATCTATACCGGCACCAGTTAAAATCTTACCTACCCCAACACTGTCAGTCGGACTGCCTGCGGCTACCCATGCGTTTTGTAGTTTATCTGCGGTAACCTTAGTAGTGATATTTTTGCCAACTTGTTTTGCTTTATCTGCCACCGCGCCGGCAGCTTGTCCTATACCAGATTTAAATTGATTCCATAGCTCTGCTTCTACAATTATACCTTCAAATAACAATCTAATTTGAGCTGAAGTCAACACAAAAGACTCATTCATTGAGTCAACTGTAAAGTTGGCCATTTTATTACCGTTGGCATCAAGAACTTCCCAATAGTCACCATTTTGCGTATATTCGTACGAACCCGGAGGAAATCTTTCTAATATTCCCGGCGGTACTACTCCTTGTGATGGCCATGTTGCCTGCATACCATCTGTAGACTGACTGTAGTTTGTAGACGTTGTGGTTGTTTGATCTCCACCCCGTGCAGCTTGGCCAAGCTGCCCTGCACCGTATGCCAATGCGCCTGTTTCAGCACCTGCTACTGCGGCTGTGCTAAACTTCTCGCCTTGTAGAAGTTTGTCTACAATTTTAAATAGACCTAGTGCGGCAGCACCGCCTGCTCCGGCACCCGTAATACCTGCGGCTGCAATAAGAGCACCGTAGATTAAACTCTGTGCAACAGGATGCGCTTTAGCAAAGTTTCTGTACTTTTGTACATACTGCATAACTCCGGCATCACCGCCGGTTGCTTGTTTTAATTTTTCTGCTGCTTGATCATATAGCGCATCTGCTTTTTGCATCGGTTCGCTGTTGATTGCTTTTGCTTTTAAGTCTTTGTATGCTTGAGCTACTGCACTAGCCACATCTTTACCTTTACCAATAGCAGTACGGTTAGTGCCGCCTGCTGTAGCACCTTTCTCTACTTGTTGGAATAACTGTCTAATCTGATCTTGCGTTAGTTGTGCTTCGACTAATTTAGTGCCCACACTTTCCCATAGTTGCATTAATTTTTTATGCTTAGGAGTTAACCCTTCGTATAGGTATGCTCTATTGTTATTTTTAAATTCGTTAAGTTTCATAATTATGCGGCCTGTAGTCTACGGCGTAGTTCTGCACGTTCTTCCGGTGTCAGTGTACTAATGTCCGGCAACGGAGTTTCTGCAGGTTGTTGCACTGGTTGTTCTTCTGGCGGTGGAGTCGGCGGCGATGTAAAATAAGTATAGCCAGTAGGTTGTTCTGGTTGTTGCGATTTTAGTCGAGGAGGTTTAGTTGTTTGCGCAGTTTTAGGTTTAGCTGCTTGTGCAGTTTTAAGTTTATCAATAATTGCTTTATCACTAGGTTTATTGGGATCTAATTGTTGCCCGCCTATGCTGTATGGCTCAGTGGTTGTGGAAGCTGTGGATACTGCTGGTGTGCTAGTTGATGTTACTGTCACACCTTGTTGTTGTAATTCTTGCGCAACATTTTTAATTGCTTCTCTACGTCTTGCTGGGTCTGCATATTCACCTTGTTTTGGAATCTGTTTGCCTATATCAGTCATTGATATAGATCCTTGACGATCTGCTTGTTGTTTTATTATAGCTATAAATCTTGCTCGTTTTGCATTAGCCGCATCTGTTTCTTGATCCGAAACTTGACGAACTCCGGGAGCAAGAGCATTGGCATTCGCGTATGCATCTACTGCATCTGCTCCTTGAGTTGCACCTGCACCTCTAAGGAACGAGCCCAACGCACTTCTAGGTTGAGTAGGTGTTGTTTTTCCTGTTAATTTTATCGGCTCTGCTTCAACCAATATTTCATTAATCTTCATCTTTTAATTTCCTAATACCGCGGCTAAATTTTGCTGGGTCTTGTCCTTTGATTGCATTAAGTAGGCGGCGCTCTAATTCACCAGCTTGCTCAGCATCATAGTTTTCACGTATGTGATTAATGAGATTAATAGCACCATTAATGATGTTATTAGCTCTGCTTTCAATCAGGTTTGCCTTATCCTTGTGTGCTAATAGCTCATCTAGCTCAGTAAGGATACTACGTGTACGCTTTTGCAAGGTCTTGCTCCGTTTGTATTATTTATTAAAGATATCTAGAATAGAAGTTTGCTACTTCCGGAAAGGTTTTTTTCCAATCTTGATTTCTTATTTTATCAAACTTTTCAACTTCTGCAATCATTTCTTTAATTTTTTGAGGAGTTTCCTGCCAATTTGGAGATAATAAATTTGTCATATTTTTTGATATCAATGCATTATAATACTCTTGGGTTATGTTATTAATATCAAGAGTTTTATGCATAACTAATTGTTTAGCATAGTTAGTTATGTCTCCCAATCTATTACTATTAAAATTAGAATTAACCCAAGATAAAACGTCATCGTGATAGAATAGATTTAAATTACATGCTGTTTCCTGTATCACAAACATAACATTAACTGGCAATTTTTCTCGCATTTGTAAAATATTGTCAGTTACCTGATTCCAGTCACCCGGCCATCTAAGATAGTTAAATTTGTCGCCTACTCCATCTAAACTTATTATAAATTTAACTAAATGAAACTTTTCAATAAGATCATAATATTTTTCATCTATTAGTTGGGTGCCGTTTGTTTGAAATCCTAAAGTTAATTTTTCATTAGCATTAGGAATTAAGTCAGCTAATATTTTAGTTGTTTCCCAATAGGTATTACCCATTAAAGTTTCGCCACCGCAATATTGCACCATTTCCAAATTACTTAAATCTAAAGATTTAAGAACTTTAATAATATCATCCATCCTGGATTTAGTTGGATAACTACCAAAAGATATATTATTTTCTTTAAGATGCTTTTGCCAAAATGTGCTAGAGCTCGGGCCGCATATTCTACAAGCAAGATTACAACTTAAATCAAATAATAAATCTATACGTTGCGGGCCTGAAAGATTTGTTTTAACTCCAAATTTATCAAGCATACCCAATCTAAAACTAGGATTATTTGCAAATTCCAATCTCTCACACTCCCAACAATCTTTATTCCAACTGTTGGTATTATTTAATTTTCTTAAATCGACTAATTCTTGATTATTCCATATATTTTCCAATGAATTATCGATTATTAGATTTGTTGTACTAAGACAACATTGATTAAATCCTATCTGGCCGTCAGAATCTTTAAGATTTATATTGAGGCCGCCGTGTATCATTGGACAATGAATATTTTTTTGTTCATTCATTACTGGTCACTATTCTTTAGACTAGCAAGCATACCTTTAAGTTTGCTACTATCAACTGTAGCGTTAATTTTTGGCATATTTGTAATTTCACCCGTTTCTTTATTAACTGTTGATGTTGATTTGATGTTGTTTAGAACATTGTTAATATTGCGACTAGCACCATTGCTATCGCCTGTGGTTTCTTCACCTTCATCTGTAATGCGCATAGTTTCAATATTATAAGTTAAATCTACTTTATGTCCTACACCAGTCGAACTACGCGACTTCATACATTGCAGTTGATAACGCCCACGTTCTTTCATAGCACGACTTGTAAAGATACCAAACACGTTATCTGCTGTATTGATCTTAGATATACCACCAGCAATATGACTATGGTCGAATTCAATTTCTTCAACGGCACTACGATTTAGTTGCGATGCAGTTACCAATAATACGTTAAGTTCTTTAGCCAAGTTACGCAGTTCTTCTGCTACGTATTTGTCTTTGATAAACTGGTCATTGGGATTAACTTTAATCGACACAGGCATTACTAAATCTAAGTAATCCACCATAACAAAGTCAATCTTAATACCAGTTTGTATTTGTACTTCTTTTAAGTAACTACGTATGTCGTTTACATTACTCTGTGCTGGGAATCCTTTAACACGATACTGTCCAGACTTCTTACCTACCATCTTAACTTTAAGTTCAGTTGTGTCAATATCCTTACGAATATCTTTGGTACTCATGCCAGTAAGCATAGCATCTGTACGCAGACTACATAGTTCTTCACTCAATTCTAATGTTACGTACACACCACTTAGTCCAGCTTGAAGCCAACTAAGTGCAATGTTCATCATAACTAAGGATTTACCTGAACCAGATCCACCTGCAAAGATATTAAGTTCGCCACGACTGAAGCCGCCATACAATATCTTATCCATCTGTGGCCAACCAGTGCTTACTTGTCCACCACTGTTAAAATATCTGTCAATACGAGCACGTGGATCTTCAAAGTATTCTATACCCATGTCTTTGGTTAAACTTATCTGCACTGCATCTTTAATTAATTTTTCTACAGGGTCATACTCGCCCTTTTCTAACATATCAGCTGCCGCAAGAATTGCACGTTCAAGTTCATTACGTTTAGTAAAGCCCTCAAACTCTGTCATAAACCAACTGTAGTGATCTTCTGTTAAGTCAGGTACATTTTTAAGTG